CACTAAACCCATCTACCAAATCTGGTCTAACCATACCAGCTTCATCCAATTCTTCAAAAATATTTTTTATATCTTTAGATATATCTCCAAACATTTCTTGGAAACTGGTAACATTGTTTCTTGACCACTCTTCAGTAGCTTTGTTAAAAGCAGCATCAGTTAAACTTTTAGGTTTTGCATAACCTTTTTGTAAAAGGTCTGACTGAATTTCTTCCACAAGTAAAAAAGGTTTTTGACCAATAAGATCTTCATACTCAAAAGAGACAGTAACACCATCAACAGGTTGAACAATAGAACCTCTAGCATGTGTAATAGTATCGTCGCTATAGTGTTGTGAGTTAGCTGCAAAAGGCTTACCTGTACCCTCACTTCCAGAAGGTGGTTTTGACATGACAGGAAGTTCAAAATAACTTAACTCTTTTCCAACACCTAAAAAACCACCATCTATCCTTTGACGTTGGTAGTTTCGGAAACCTCCTTGCCCTTCACCTATATAAGCCTCTGATCTAAACACATTAGGTCCAGGATATCCATCATCAGGCCCAATAGCTTCTAAAAGTTCTTCCCTGGTATATCTTCTTTTTGGATCTATAATTTGAGGTTGTAAAGAAGAATCTGCAATAGACTCATTCTTTTTAACCATTTTTAAAAACTCTGAACCAAGCAAACCTTTTTTAGGTATTGTAATAGTTTCTGCAACTTCTTTAATAGGATCTCTAAAAGTTAAAACATCTTTTCGTCTAAGCTCTGTCTTTTCAGTTGGTTGAGGTTGCCTAAACTCATCTAGCTCAACATCTTGTTGCTGTGAAAGTGGTGTAGTACGTTTCTTGTAAGTAGATGGGTTCTGTCCAGTGAATCCTGCACTGAGAGATTGAGTACTAGCTCTATTTGTAGGTGTACCTGACAAAAACTCTCTATCACCAGAAAGCATAGCTTTAGTTTGACCTACAACATCTGCTTTAAGACCACTTGGAATTGCAGCACCAGCTACAGTAGTTGTAACCTTAGCTGCAGGTACAAGCTCTAGTGCAGTAAGTGCATCACCTAGTACAGCTTCTCTGGCTTGGTTTACTTGTTCGTCAGTAGCTTGTTCGTATGATACACCATACATACGTTGGAGTCTAGTGTTTAAATCTTCAGAGCCAAGTCTTGTTACACTATCTTTAATCTCATTAACTACTTGTTTAGTAGTCTCTACTGGTGCTTGTACAAATTCTTTAGTACCTTCATACACACCAATAGCTGCATCTTTTAAAAACTTAATCTCATCTTCATTAATAGCTTTACCAAGCTTTTCACCAAAAGACTCATACTCATTGTCTAAACCTAAGATGTTATCGACAATAAGTTCACCCCAGCTTAAACCTTTATTAGGTTGCCCAAAAGCTTCAAGAGTTTGATTAGCTAAACCACCTTCATTAAACTTGAGAGATTTGCTACGACTTTTTGCAGCTTTAACAGCTTCTTCTAATTTATTATGAGTACTTGTAGGTTTAATTAAACCCTTATCTAACATGTTTATTAGTTGGTCTTGAGAGTATTGTTTGCCATCGTGTATTGTAGGAATATTAATCCACTTACCTTTATATTCAAAAGTTGTAGATTTTTCAGATACCATTTCACCTTCAGGAGTTTTGTATACGTCACGACCTGCTTGTGTTTTCTTACCTGTTTTTTCTCCAACATTAGCCATTTACATGTTCCCTAAGAAGTAATAAGGATCTAAGCACACGTATTTCACCCTGAGCACGATACAGTTCTTCTACATCTGTAATCTGCTCAAGGCGTTTGTGTACCTTATCTATTCGGATTCCAATCTCTTCCAGAAAAGGATTGTACAGTTCTGGATTATTTACAAAAGGTTTTATACTATTATTCACGACGAGTTTCATTGTACCTGTGGGCCAGTGTTACCTGAGAAGCCCTGTTCTCCTGGTGTAGGCACTGTACCCGTTCCTATAGTACCACCCCCGCTACCTTGTGTATCCTGCACTTGTGCCCCCGCAGGAGCGCCCTGTGGCCCTGCTGCAGGTGGACCAGGAACTCCTGGCTGTGGTTCTGGTGGATTCTCTGCTTGGAATTGTTTTAGTATCTCTGCTTGTACTGCAGCTTCTGCCATGTTGTTGCCAACTTTATCTGGATCAAGATCCATAGACTTAGCAATCTCACGAACAATATAATCCATACGAGCAAACGGTGCTAGTGCTGGGTTCTGTACAACTTGCAAGAACTGCATCAAACGTTGGCTACGTACTTCGTTAGCCATCAAGCTCTCTGTACCACGAGCTTTAACTTCTAAGTCGCCTTTTATTTCTTCATCAAAGTCAAACTGCATGTTAAAGTTAAAGAAAGCTTTACCTAGTGGTGCCAGTAGATAGTCATCAATGTTCTTGACTACATTGCGGATAGAGCCGTTGGCAGCAGACATAAGCATAGAAATACCAGAGGCAGTACGACCAACTCCCGATACGCCTGTCTGGCCATGTGCGAAGGAAGGGAAGCCAGTTGATTCATCTGCTAGTACTCTCGCTTTATCGAACATCTGCATGTTCTCATTAGATACGTTAGGGAACTTAGTGCCAAACACAGCTTGACCAGGTGCCCCTCCCTGTCTCCTAAACACTTTGCCTGGATACACGGAGAGGTCTTGCCCTGGGACGAGGTTAGTCTCGTCTACCTCAATAAGTAGGTTACCTGATAAGGCAGCATTGTCTACTGCCATACGCATAAAGCCATTCATAAGTGTTTGTGTGTCATCCATGTTTTCAGCGATACCTACGCCAAAAATACTATATGGATTCATTTCATATGGTGCAGCAAAGTATGGAATGTAAGCTGGAGTAAATGGATTCATTACCAGACGTAGTACTTGTCCATTAGCAATCCAGATGTTTACACTAAGCTGATCTGCATTTTTTAATTCTGAGGGGATGTCTACCCCTTGATCTTCAATAATTTCTCTGTCTACAAAACCCCAGAACTCTAAGACTTCAAAACGGTCAGCCTTATCCTCTTCTGAGTTGTCTTCCATTACTTGTTCCCACCACTCTTTGCGATAGTTTTCACCAAGGCTTAGGGTGTTATCAATAGCATTGGAACGAAAGTATGGACGATTCTTAAGTGCACGTACCTGTGAACGTGACATCTTATGGCGTTCAACTACAAACTCTGCTTCTTCCATAGTAGATGCATCTGGGTCTGGATAGAAGTTCCAAATAGATACGGAAGTAGTTTGTGGAATTGTTTTAAAGACTGGGGAGTATTCCCCTTCATCTGACCAGTTAGGGTACTCTTTATCTACCGCAAACGGTCCTTTCATTACACCTGTACCAAACAATGCACATTCAAATGCAGCTGCACGTAGGTGTTTTTTAGCATGAGACTCTTCTAGCTGGTCATGGATTTTCTTTTCCATTTTCTTAGCAGCAATTTCTGCAGGGTGCATTTGTACTGCAGAAGGACTTCCAGAAGTTCCAGCTTTAACATCGTCAAGTACAGGCTCTAGCACACCTGCTAGTCCTGCTAAACGTTCTCTAAACTCTGGATAAGTTTCTCCAGGAAGTAGGGTAGCCATCTCATCATTGCCAACTGCTTTACGTAGTTGTTCGTTTGTTTCGAAGTTTACAGTTTCTTCTACACCCTCTGGAAGTTTAGTAGGGTCAATGCTGAGTGGAAACTTGTTGCCACCAAACAGAACATCTGCAATCTGTCCGTAGGCAGCTAGTGTCTTTGTCTTAGTAACTTTAACAAAGATGCGAGACTTTTCTGTAGAAGTAAACTGTACGTCAGACCCATAGATACCTCTGTAGTTTCTGTAAGCTTTGATCCAACGTTCTTCGTCAAGTTGACGTGCTGTCTCTGCCTTACTGAACTTGTCTCTTACAAACTGGACGATTTGACCTGTGACTGGATCTGTGTAATCATCCTCTGCTACATCCTCAATAGCAGAAGCCTGATCTAAGTCCATTGCCATATCTTCAAATTCTTCTTCCATATCTTTTCCTTAATATCCAAAAGTGGGATCTGATGCTTGAAATCCTGTTCTTTGTGCTGCAGGGTCAAAGTCAAACACATTGCTACGAGGTCTTGTCATTATACCATATCTAAGAGCATCGTACAAGTGATCCTCTGCGTGGGTATCTACATCCTCTGGGTTATTTTTATCAAGAGGTAGGCTAGGTATTTGTGCTATAGTGTTAGTGCAATTACTAAAAAACACAACCCTAGGTTCTTCTGTAAACTCATCTACTTGTAAACGTCTGTGTATTTCGTTCTTACCAGCTACACGAGAACCTTTAGACCTATCTGAGGGTCTCCATCTGCAGCCTTTCATAATCATCTGTTCAGCGAGGCTAGGACCAGTATCACCACGATTATGCCACAAAGAAGAGTCAAGAACTCCATAACGTATCTTTTCTCCTGACTCTGCTTCTATCTCCAGAATAATATCTGCCAAGTCTGTAGCAGTTACTTTAGATACATACAGTTCTCTGTAGATTACCAACTGCTCTGATCCAGGAACTACAGTAAACCAAAGAACTCCAGTGTGGGAACCATAACCGTAGTCGCAAGCTCTAAAGCGTATCCAGTTACTTGGTATGTCGTATGGGTCAACAACGTGGATGTTTCGGTTAAACTCTGGGAAAGCTGCTCCTTCGTTAATATCCCAGTCACCCTCAAGCAACTGTCTTCGTTGGTGTTCAGGCAAAGATAAAAGGTTGGCTTCATAGAGTCCATCGTCCGAAAGGTAAGGGTTATCAAAAAGGGTGGCTGGAATAAACTTACGTTTGAACAGAGGCTCACCCTCTCTGCTATGACCCTTCGGCCAAGTGATCACATCCCCGTTTTCATCAGTAGCATGGAACGCTTTGTTTGGAGTCTGAGGGTCGATGAACGTCCTCTTTACCCACTGATGCCCTGGGCCACCAGGGTTGCTTGTTGCTCTCATATACAGTGGCAAACCTGATGCCTTAGTAGTACGGAGACGTGACCTCATATAGTTCCATGCGTAAGGTGAAGGCCATTGTGTAAGTTCGTCAAAGCCAATCCAGTTAAAAGCTTGACCTTGGTATCTCATAACGTCATCATCTCTGTCAAGATATGACATCCACAATGTAGCACCTGATGGAGCTACCCAAGTCTTATCCCTTTCCATAAATTTAATTCCAGGGATTGCTTTGGGATAAAGTTGTTTACTTACCGAAATAAGTTCTCTAAGTTCTTCTGTGCTACGGCGGACAAGAAGCATTCTCGCATTTGGGTTCCCCAAGTAGCGTACAGGGTCGGCAACCATTGCATATGATTTACCTCCACCAGCAGCACCTCCATAAAGAACCTCCTGTTCAGTTGCAGCCAAGAAGCTAGTTTGTGGACCAGCATTAGGCTCAAATATAACTTCTTGTGCAACCTGCTCAAAGTCTAGTTCTTCAGGCTTCGGTTGAGCTGGTGTACTCTTTTTGACCGAGGAGTCTACCTTCGAGCCTTTCCGCTTTTTCGAGTGCTTCTTTATAGCGTTGGGCGAGGTAGCGTTGAGTTGCAGCTTCTGTCTTACGTTTTCGCTCAAGTTTTACTCTCTTGTATAAACCTACGTGGGAGATATATCTTCCAGATTGTGTACTGAGCCAAGCAGCTACTTCTCTGTAGCTATAACGTCTAAGATGTTTCTTAGCCAGTTCAAACAGTTCTAGTTCCTCTGGAACTGGTAATAGTATATCACGATCGTTTGGGTCTTGTCTATAGCCAAATGGTACATGGCTACCTAATCTTACCACAGGTTTCCAGACATACTCACCATCTATAAAGTCTGGCTTAGGTAACGTCCAAGTTTTATTCGTTCTCATTATCTTTTTGTGGCAGAATAAACAGTGGGCTTGCAGCAGAGACTTCTACCTTCTCTGTCTTAGTAAAGCCACTACGATCTAGGACATCTTTTGCAGCTGCCATCTTTTCTTTATTTCCTAGATCTGTCGGATTGTTCATAACTTCAAACATAGAGTATGCAGCTTTTGTAGCAGACGAAGCGATAAACTTCTTTGTCAGTGCTGCAATCTCTTCTGAAAGTGGTTCTGCTACTTGTCTAGAGGTAACAGCATCAGCATATCCAGCCAGCTTTTTAGCTGTAACTAAGTTGCCCCCAGCTTCCTCGAATAGTACATCAAGGAACTTCTGTTGTTTTTCTGTTAAGTTTCTAGCCATTATGCCACCATATACATTATAAAGCCCAGAGTACCAAAACCTATTGCTAAAAGTAAACTTGTAACTGTCCAAGTTATTATAGCTTCTTGCATTTCAGCTTTACGGTATTCTTGCTCTTTCTTTTGTTTTCTTATCTTAGCTTCTGTAGCTACAAGCTCATCCCAAGCAGATGGACCCATAGTAAAGCTAATGTAGTCCTTAAGTTCTTTTCGCATTTGTTCAGCTTTACGTTTAGCTGCAAATACTTCCATAGCTTCGGCTTCTACAGAACCACCCAACGATTTCCACCAAGGAGGGTTCTTTACTTGCTTCTCAGCTTGACCTAAGTCAGACATGTGGCCAGCCCATTTGGTTAGCTGGCTTGACATGTCCTGTAGGTCTTTGCCAATAGCAAAACCTTTTTTAAGTGCGTTGAAGGCGACTGTGGCCCCACTAATTATCGTAACTGGGTCCACGAGTCTCCTCCCAAAGAACTCACTTCACACCTTCGTGTACTACTCTTTTGATATCACCACGTCCAATACCAATATCATTCAGTTCACGGTCTGACATTTTCCACAGGTGCATCTCTGCAATACGTTGGTTAGCCTGACGTTGACGTGCTTCGATTAGTCTTTCAAAAAATTTTCTCATTGTGTGTCTCCATAGATTGCTGCATTGCAGCTTACAGAGACTAGTTATACACACATAGTTATACTATACTATTGATAATATTGCAACCCCGTTATCCCACAGGGACAAAGGTTTCTGTTACAGTAAGGATTGTGTCAATGTGACCAGCACTTGACGGAGTGACTCTGATCTCATCACCTGGTTGTAGTACTAAGTCTATATTGTTAAAAGTAACATAGTCACTAGCATTGATAGACTTACCTTTTAAGAAATGTGAAGTATAGCTGTCCGCAGATACGTACCACTCTACTTCAACTGTATTAGTAGAGCTACCCCCATTCACAACATGAATAAAGGTAACCTCTGCTACAGCATTAGCAGGGCATGTATATACAGTTTCATATGTTGTACCTGTGTTATGACCATACACAGATTTAATCCGTGCTGGTTTGCCCTGATTCATAAAAGACATTACTTCTTACCTTTAACAGCTTTTTTGATTGTCTTAACTACCCAAGCTTCATTTACTTCAGTGTCAGGGTCATCAGCAATAAAGTGCCCATTCTCATCACGAGCACGTTCCATTACTAACTCTTCTTCCACTTTAGCTTTTTTCTTAGCTGGTTTCTTTTTTGGTTTGTCCTGACTAGCAATGAAGTCAAGAACGGCAGGGTCTTTAGTCTGCCATTCTCCATAGACTTTTTCAGCTAGGACATCACCACGAGGGCCAATTACCTTATCGCCTTCTAATCTCATCTAAACAACCCTGTCTTTCTCATATCTACCATACCACCTTTAGAATAGCCTGACTTTTTCTTAGCCATACCACCTTTGGAGTTACCAGACTTAAGAGTTTTTTGGTAAGCTTCCATAGCTTCTTTCATGGTACCATATTTGTCACCGTTCTTATCGTACCAAGAATTAAACTTTTGACCTGCAGATGTACGTTTCTTTGTACCAGCCATTCCCTCTCTAGCTTCTTGATTTCTTTTGTTAGCTGCATCAACTTCAGCCTTTTCAGACTTAGTCATTGCACCCATTCCTGGACCTGCAGAGTTAGAACCTGGGCGTAGCATAGGGCGTGGAGAAGAGTCACGTTTACTAGAACCACCGATGTCTTTACCTTTAGCATTGGCCCAAGCAGTAAGTGCTGAACCTGTAAACTTACCTTTGTTACGCTTTTTCCAAGCGTCTAGTTGTTCTTTGGTAACAGCAAGTTTTTTCTTACCATCCTTACCAGTGTAATACATAGATCCAGCTTTTTGTGCAGCTG